CGGCTTCACTACCAGTGTCCCTCGCGGTCGTGCTCTCGATGAAGCCAAGCGCGCCCAGCGTGTTCTTGAAAACTGCACCTTTGAAGCTCGTCTTGCTGGTGCCATCCACTCTGTTACCGTTCGCGGCAACCTCGTTTCCTAAAAGGAGGGCTTGAACATGGAAAAACGAACTCCTGTTACCTACGCGGCTGACCGCGTAAAGTGCATCCTTGGTGGCAACCACATTGCCAGTGGCCTTAGCAAGGATTCCTTCATCAAGATTACTCCGAACGGCGGCGATTTCAGCTACGCTTCCGGTGCATACGGCGAGGTCGTCCGCAGCAAGGATACCAGCCGCATGTACACTGTCAACATCGTCACCGACTACGGCAGCTCCACTGATGCTTGGCTCAAAAACCGCCAGAAGATGGACGCAAACTCCTATGACGGCATGTTCGATATGGTTGTACGCGACCTCGGCAGCAATCCGCTGTTCACTGGTCAGGGCTGCACCATCGTCAATCAGGCCGAGCGTACCTACGGCGCTGCCGCCGGCACTACCTCTTGGAACATCCTCGTTGCCTATGGTGACTACGAATAATCCGGAGGTAAACCATGCAGCTTAAAAAACAATTTCGCCCCGTTCCGTACACTGTGTCTGGCGTAAAGTTTCAGATCACGCCGTTCGCGGCTATGGACTCCATCGCTGTTTTCGGCTCACTCACGGCTATCATCGTGCCCGTTCTGAAGCTTCTCGTCCCTGCGATGAGCCAGTATGTTGATGCCGAAAAAGCCAAAGGAAAAAAGTCCAGCGGTGCTGTTGATGTAAACGCCATTGCATCCAACATCACTACGGATGACATTGCAAGTGCCATCAATGGCTTGTCTGGACGGCAGCTCGTTATGCTGTTCAAGGAACTCCTCATCGACTATGACAATGTTGTTTTTGTAGACGATGACGAACCGGATCCGCAGATGCGCTACAAGCACCTCGACCTCGACAGCTTCAACGAAATCTTCTGCCAGAATCTCGGCGCGGCCGTGTCTCTGTGCGTCAAGGTTATCAACATGAACTACTCGAATTTTTTCGATGGTCTGGGCATCCAATCTGGAGCCCTGCGAGGATTGTTGAACACGGAGACTACGAACACTACGGTAGCTTCGATGTAACCGCCTTCGGCAGTGATGTGGAGATAAAGATGTACAGCCTTATCTCTGCCGGAAAAGCTACCATGTTTGAGCTGAAAAACTGCTACACGCTGGATGAAGCCCTGAAGCTTTACGCCCTGTACGATATGGCTCAGGACATCCAGCGTCAGGCGGCAGAGGAAAGGAGGGAGAGCTAAATGGCCGCAAACCGTATCGTTACCGAACTTTTTAATATCGTAAGGTTCAGTCTTGACCGCAATAGTCAGGCTGAAGCTGAAGCTGCCCTCAAAAAGGTTCAGGGCGAAGCTAAGAAAGACACTGAAGCCAAGATTAAACCCGGCGTAGACCCAAAAGCCAGTAATGAAGCTCTCAACGAACTCCAGAAGTTAAAAAGCACTGCTATAAAGCTGCTGTCATTCATCGGTATCAGCGTTGGCCTGTCCAACATGAACCAAATCATTGAAGCCTACGGCGAAATCAATGACAAAATCAAGAACGCATCCGATGGTCTAGCCGACCAAGAAGCACTCCAGAAGGAGATTCTCGATTCTGCCAATGAGTGTCGGCAAAGCTACGAATCGTTCGGCAACTATGTTTCCAACATTGCCAAGCAGAACTCTGACCTGTTCCCAATCGAGGAGGCCACTCAGTTTGCCAAGCTGATGTCGCAGAATGAAATCGGAACTGGCAACAGCAGCAACCTTGCTGTTGTACAGAACCTCATGAGCGGTGTCATCTCAAGTGGAAAACTCTCCAACACTGTTTTTGCCCAGCTAAAGAAGTCTGCACCCGAAGTCATAGACATTCTCGAAGAAGGTCTTGGCAAAACTGAGAAGCAACTTGAAGCAATGGCGGCAAGCGGTACACTCACCGCAGAAAATGTCAAGGAAGCTTATATTTCCTCTGCTGACACAATCGGCAAGAAGTATGAGCAAACCGCCATGAGCGTTACCGATGCAATCACCGTTGTGAACAACCGCTTCGGAAAGAAAATCACCGAAATCAACGACAAGTTCAAAATCACCGATAAGGTTGCTAACGCAATCGTAAAGGCTTTTGGCGTTGTCGAAAAGGTTCTCGATGGCATTTCTTCCGGGATGGAGAAGCTGTCAAAATTCACTGGCGGTGTCGATAATGCGCTGAAACTCATTGCACTTGCCGTGGCTTCAATTTTCCTTGCGTGGAAAGGCCCCAAGATAATCGAAGACATCAAGAAGATAATGAGCATTATGAAGCCGGCAAACCTCAAGATTGCCGCTATTGCTGCTGCACTGTTGGCTGTCTTTTTGCTTGTTGAAGATTTCGTAGGATTCCTGCAAGGTAAGGATTCTGTATTCGGAAAGCTCCTTGAAGGAGCTGGAATTGATGCAGATAAGGCCAGAGAGAAAATCTTTGCATTTTTCAACGGTGTCAAAACAAAGGCGCAGGAAGTCATCAAGAACATCGGTAAGTGGTGGGAGGAACACAAGGGCGAAGTCAAGGCTGTCTTCGAGTTCTTGTGGGGCATTGTACAGACCGTCTTTACGAATGTTGTCAAGTATATAAGCAACGCCATTAAAACCATAAAAGACTGGTGGGGAAAATACGGCGATGATGTGAATAACATCTTCGACAAGATTTCGTCTGCTGTCGAATGGTTGTGTGGCATTATTCGAGATGTTTTCTCGGCTGTCATCGGAGCAATCACTGGCTGGTGGAACACTTACAGCGATGATGTTCTTAGCGCTATTGATTTCCTTAACGAAGGTTTTGGGGCTCTTGGCGATGTCATCAGAACTGTACTTGGTGGAGCATTTGAATTTGTTTCCGACCTGCTGAACGGTGATGTTTCTGGTGCGTTTGACAGCCTTAAAGATACAGCATCCACAGTCCTTGATGACATCAACGTGTTCTTTCAAAGCGCTTTCGGCGTTGACATCCTCGGCGCAATCAACAGCTTTGTAGATGCTGCCAAGGAAGCCCTCGGTGGATTTTTCAGCTGGATTTCCGAGCATTTTCCATCTCTCAGTGGCATTGTTGACGGCATAGCCGGCTTCACCGGAATCAATGTCAAGAGTGCATCCGTTGACAACGCTGTCTCTGCTGGCAAGACCGAGAACACGAATAACAACACCGTGACGCAGAACAACTACAACACATTCAATGTCACCGATAGAAATGCAGCTGCCACGGCAAGCGATGCCATCAAGAAGAGCGGCCGTTCCGTTTCCGATCAGGTGGCCAACGAACTCGCACATGCTGGGAGGTGATGATACATGGGCATCAGAGCAACTTCGCCTGCCGTTCTCGGCGGTATCGAATTTGATTCCGTTATTACCAAGGACGAGCAGCTTAGTGCAGAAGCACCCGATTTCGCCACCGAGAAGGGCTACTCCGTAAGCGATACCATTATCATCAAGCCCACCACGCTGTCTGTCGAAGCTGTTGTTGCAAATCGTCCTGTCACATGGCTTTCTCGCCACGGTAGTTCTTCAAACCGCATTGCCGAGGTTACGCGCCAGCTTAGGAAGATTTTCGTTGACAGAGAACTTGTCACATACTCTGCAAACGGTGACACATGGGATAATATGGCAATCACTACCCTTAACATCCCTGATGATGCCGAAAGTGGAGACTCTATAAAGGTTTCGTTCTCTTTGAAACAGGTCACTGTTACGCGGAAGCAAACTGCACTCGTTACAGTTTCTTTCCCACGCGGCGGTACATCAAACACCAATGCAGGGAGCGTTTCGTCAAAAAAGGCCGGCTCCAGCAGTTCATCCAGCTCGAAAAAATCTTCTTCCAACGGAAACAACAAGAAAAGCAACTCCACTATTCTTTACGGGATGCTTTCTGGAATCAAAAACCTTGTTAGCTAAGGAGGGATGATGTTTGGCAAGCTACTATAAAATCGTCCTTCCAACAGGCCAGAACGACTATCTCTGCCGCACGATGCTTGATGGAAAACTCTGCGTTTTGCACATGTCGTATAACAGCACCGGAGATTTCTGGACAGTCGGTTTTTGTGACGATGAAGGAACGCCTATCGTTGATGGGATCCGCATCGTCCCGAATTTTCCGCTGAATATCTGGTATATGTCGTATGATGTACCGCAAGGCGCGCTCTTTGCCATGTGCTCGGAAGGCACGATAACACGGTATTCGTTCGATAACGGAACTGCGTCCCTTTGCTATCTGCCCATTGGAGAAATCGAATCATGAGGAATTTCAAAAGAGAATACCGCCTCATTGCCGGCCTGACTGGCACGATGGGCTTTGAGGTTGGCGCTGTAGATGCTACGACTGGCCGCTCCCTGCGCATCGTTTTCAATGTCGAAAGAGGGGACAGCGAATCGAACAACACTGCGTCCATCAATATTTATAACCTGTCGCCGCAATCGCTTGCCGTATTGGCACAAGACAACTGCGTCATAGACTTGCAGGCTGGCTACGATGGGGATATGGCAACCATCATACAAGGCATTGTAAGCCACATCGAAACGAACCGAGATGGTGCTGATACCTGTACTGAAATCGACATCGTTGACGGCCTTGTGGCTA